GAACTTATACTGCAGATTTAACGGATGACGATAAAGCAATAGCAACAAATAAAGGTTGGACTTTAAATACATAAATTATGGAAGAAGAAAAAGGATTTTACAAATTAGAAGTAGATACAAACGCATCTGTTATAATTCACGGTACACATCTTCTTAACAAAGATTATACCCTAGATATATCTCAAAAAGATACGTACACTTATCCAGTTGATGGCTGGTCATATTTTGATACCTTTTCAGGGGCTTGTACATTTTTTAATGTGTCTGAAGAAGATCATAGGTATTATGTATTTCCATCTGATGATTCAGAAGAAGATAATATAGTGTAAAAAGGTATACTTTTATATAAATATTAATATGAGTTTAAATCTTATAGTTGAAACACCTGCTCCTAAAGAGGAATTCGAGTATATTGTCGAAGAAGGTAATTCAAAAGACAAGCAAAATTTTTTTATTAAAGGTCCATATATGATGGCCGAAGGAGTTAATCGTAACAAAAGAATATATCCATTAGATGAAATGGTACGTGAAACTAAACGTTATGAAAATTTAATGGTTAAGACTGGAAGAGCAATGGGTGAGTTAAATCATCCAACTACAGCTGATGTTGATCTTGAAAGAGCTTGCCATTTAGTTACAGAAATGAGTCAAGATGGTAATGTATTTTATGGTAAAAGTAAAGTTTTATCAACACCTACTGGTTTAATTGTTAGAAGTCTTATTAATGATGGTGTTAGAGTTGGTATGAGTTCAAGAGCTTTAGGTCAATTAATACCTGAATCAGGTAGTGAAGGTGTTAATAGAGTGAAGGACTTTAAATTAGTAGCTATTGACTGTGTAGCTGATCCATCTTTTCCTAAAGCTTTTGTAAATGGCATCTTGGAAAGTAAGCAATATGTAGTAAATAAATATGGTCAGTTTGAAGAAACATATGATAACTTTGAAAATAATATATCTACTATGCCTATAAAAAATAAAGATCAATTTTTAAAAGATAATATCATCAAATTCTTAAAAAGCCTTTAATATTATGAAAGAAGTTAAAACTAATCTAAAAAAATTTATTAGCAATGTTATGAATCGTAACTATAAAAAAGCAAGTTCTGATTTATCTAATGTTATTAATAAGAAAATGGAACAAAAAATATTAAATAATAATATAAATATATTCTAATTATGGACATTAAACAAATATTATCTGAAGCAACTAATGGTGCACTTAATGAAGAAGTGTTATCTGAAATTGAAAACGTCTTTGAACAAAAGATCAACGATAGAGTAGAAATACATGTTGAAAAAGCTCTTAATGAACAAGATGAACTTTATACTGAAAAATTAAATGAGTTAGTTCAAAAGATTGATGAAGATCATTCATCTAAACTAAAAAGAGTTGTTGAAGCTATTGATAATGATAGATCAAATAAGTTAAAGCTTGTTATTGAAAAATATGAAAGTGCATTAGGTGAAGAAGCAGATGATTTTCAAACCCAATTAATTGAAAGTATTTCAGATTATTTAGATGTTTATTTAGAAGAAAAAATACCATCAGAAAGTGTTCAAGAAGCAGTTAAGAACACTAAAGCTAAGAAAATTTTAGAAGGCTTAAGAAGTCATCTAGCAGTTGATAGTGCTTTAGAAAAAGAAAGCATTAAAGAAGCCGTTATTGACGGTCACAATCAAATTAATGAAGCTTCAAAGAAGCTTGAGTCTGTTGCAGAAGAAAATGCAGTTTTAAAAGAAGAATTAGATACAGCTAAAGCTGGTTTAGTACTTGAACAAAAAACCGCAAGTCTTGATAAAAGAACTAAGCAATATATAAACAAAGTTATGAAAGGTAAGGACGCTGAGTTCATTAATGAAAACTTTGATTATACATTAAAGCTATTCAAGAAGAAAGAAAGCAATAGGCTCGAGACTTTGAAAGAAGAAGTTTTAAGTACCAGAGAAGACGTAGATAGAGTTGTATATGAGGATAAACAACAAGTTGTTAATGAAAGTGTATCTTCACCATACCTATCAGAACTATCTAAGTACTAAACTTTACATTGTTTAGGTATTCCTGAGTTTCCTGGTTTTTTAAACCTTGGGGTCGAATATAAAGGAAAATACAAACTATGAATACAATCAGACCTACACAGGCTTATATTGATGAGAATCGTGCTGCACAACTTCTTGAGAAGTGGGCTCCAGTATTGGATTACACTTCCAAAAGTGTTGCTGCGATTGAAGATAGTCACACACGTTTAAATACTGCTATGCTTTTGGAAAACCAAGAGTCATGGTGTTTAAATGAAGCAGGACCTAATTATGGTTCTTCTGGCATTAATGGTAACGTAGCTGGTAGAGATGGATCACTTGGTGGTGCTTCTTCTATTGGAGCTGCTACTAATGTAACTGGTACTCCAGGACAAGACACTTATGCCACAGGTGACTTCCGTCTTCCAAAGATCTTGATTCCGATGATTAGACGTACTTTTCCCGAGTTAATTACAAATGAAATCGTTGGTGTTCAACCAATGGCAGGTCCAGTTGGCCTTGCTTTCGCTCTTCGTTATCGTTACTCAGGTGAAACACTTGGTAATGGTACTGATGGACAAAAAGATACCATCACTGGTAGACAAACTACAGCATCTGGTGCTGTATCTTCGTTTACATTCGGTGCTGCGTCTCCTAATAACACTCCATCAGACCAAGCAGCCGTACTAGCTGATGCAGCTAATACTGAAGCTGGTTTCCAAGAGCTTAAGACTGCTTATACTGGTACATCTGCAGGTTACCTTTCTGGTAATGCTTCATTCTCAATGTCTGAAGCTGATGCTGGTGTTGCTGCCTTACTTAGAAACTTCGAAGTAACTGGTAACATCCCAACCATGGAAGTATCATTCGAAAAGACTGCTGTTGAAGCTGGTACAAGACGCTTAGGCGCTCGTTGGTCAGTTGAACTTGAGCAGGATCTTAAGAACATGAATGGTATCGATATCGATACTGAATTGACAAACGCTATGTCGTATGAAATTCAGGCCGAAATCGACCGTGAAATGCTTATGAGAATGATTCAGGTTGCTCTTAATGCAGGATCCGGTGTCGGATTCTCAACTTGGAGCCCTGCTTCTGCAGACGGCCGTTGGTTAGTAGAACGTAATCGCGACTTCTATCAAAGACTAATCGTTGAAGCTAATCGTATCGCTGTGAGAAATCGCCGTGGTGCAGCTAACTTCATCGTTGCAACTCCACGTGTTTGCGCTATCATGGAAATGCTCCCTGAATTCCAGTGGGTACCTGTCCAAGGTAATGTTAATACACAACCTGTTGGTGTTGCTAAGATTGGTAATCTTGGTGGTCGTTTCAACGTATACAGAGATACTCGTACTGAAGGTCAAAACCTTAAGAACGATCTATCTGGTGGTCACAATAGTGGTCCAGAGTATGCGTTACTTGGTTACAAGGGTCCAGAGTTTTATGACACTGGTATCATCTACTGTCCATACATTCCAGTCATGGTTCAGAGAACAATTGGTCCTAATGACTTCGCACCTCGCGTTGGCTTGCTAACCCGTTATGGTGTCGTTGATAACATCTTTGGAGCAAATCTCTATTACCACGTAGTCATCTGTACAGGACTCGGAGTAGCGTTCACACCAGGTACTAACTCGGTGTACTTCGGATCTTAATATAAGATTACATTAAAGTTTGAGATCTGGTTCTTACGAGCCAGGTCTCATTTTTTTGTCTATTGCATTGATAGATACCATGTATATAATATTATACATACTATAGCACCCCATAACATTATTACATCCATTATTGCTTAGAAGTTTTAATATGAATTGCTTCTGGATCGATTAAATTAGCAGCATACTTCTCAATAAGATCTTGGCTTGAAGCTCTTACAGGGTTAATATCAATACCACCTCTACGGGCATATAAACACATTACTAATAGTTCGGAAGGGTCAAAAGCATCTTTTAATCTCTTATAAAAACACTCACATATCTCTTCATGAAAATGACATTCATCTCTATATGATATAATATACTTTTTAATACTATGGGCATCAATTGCAACTTTAGATTTGATATAAATGAAAACATCACCCCAATCAGGTTGTGAAGTAACTCGGCAGTTACTCTTTAGTAAACCAGAATAGAACTTCTGCTCTAAATACCTTTTACGTTCAACACCTTCTAATAGAGTAGGGTCTTCAGTATATTGATTATATTGATAATCTTTCTCATCTTCTAATAAATCTACATTTATATAATCATCAATCTCCCATTCCATATTAGAACTAGAATATTTCTTATTAACTCGATCACCATCTTGAAACTTAACTATTACTTTAGTTTCTAATAATTCACTTAAATCTACACTAGCATCTTCTTCAAAACGATATATAGCATCATCTTTATTATAACCCATCATAGTCATATTATAAGAGTTAAAATATAATTTAATACTTTTACTTTCAACTATATACTTACTTGAGCATGGATATACACATTTTACAACTCCAGTTACAGGAGCTCCATTATTAAGAAGGAATGAACACTCATATGCATTCCAGGTATCAGAGCCTACAAAAGGTAAATCATCGTCAAATATATTTAAATATTCTCGATTATTACTTCGGGGCTCTCTAACTAACAAATCAGGATCATACGTACTCTTATATTGAGACGTTTGCCCTAAATGCTTACTAATTCTACTATTATCTAATACGTTATTTGCCATAATTATCTACTATATTATAAATTGTTTCCATACGTTTATCAACTGATCCTTTTAATCTATATACTTTTATTTTATAATGATCAATAGCTTCTTCAAATAAGTTTATGATTATATCTCTAAACTCTTTATCTACGCTACGCTCACCGTCATCTACTAAGGGGATATCAGGTTCTGTATATAGTATAATATCCAATTCACCAATTAGTTTCTTAAAGAGATATTCACTATAATTATATATTTCTTTACTTACCTTCTTTGTATGATATTGATATGTTGTATATACTAGTCCATCTAAAATACATCTATCTAATATAACATCTTTACCTTTATAATCAAGATAATTATACAAATGACTATTAACTGTTATTAATTGAGTTAATTCATCCCCATCTTCATTGATATCTAAATTATACCTCTTTTTTAGACTTCTAGTTATTTCCGGGACAAAATTAAACTTGTGAAATCTTTCTTCTACTTCTAACTTACTAAGTAAAGTAGATTTACCAGTACTTTGAGCTCCTGTAAAACTAATAACCATTACCAATTATATCTTTAAAACTATTAACGTTATATTCTATATCTTCCATTTGTGTATCTGTAACTTCATGATCGATTAAATCAGCCAACATAATTGAAGGCTTTTCATTTAATCCTAGATTACCAGTATATCTAAGTTCCTTAATACCTGCTACCACCGGATTAGACGTATCTACAGATCTTATAGTTTTATCACCAATATAATTTTTAAATTCTTTAGCTAAAGAACAACCAAGTAAATGGTGAGGTTTTTGATTATTCCATACCCCATCTTTCTTTAGTTGTTCTATTAATCTACGACGACCATCACACCATCTTTCAAGTTTAGTTTTACCTCTACCGGTAACTACATAATAACTAAAATCAAAGCTAATTGCAATATAATCAGCATTTTCAGACATATAATTATAACAATCTACTATTTCATCGTATGTTTTACCTTGAATTGCACCAATTTTTAAACCAGGTAACTTAGTATACTTATTTGTAAATTCATGAAAACTTTTTATAGTTGCATATCCGTCTTCTAATACATCTGGTACTATATAATAAGAGGGTTTAAGTTCTTTAACATACTTAGCAAACTTACCAGGCTCAAATGACTCACCTAATTCAAAAATACTATTATCTAAAAGTACTTCTCTACCTAATTTAATACTATCTTTAAAAAAGTTATAATACTTAGGATGGGTTTCGAATAGATGAACCAAAGCATAATCATAATCATTATATAGTTTAGATTTATCTAATATACTAATCGGGCTTTCATGAGATACTAACATACCTTAATTATATATACAGAAAACAATAAATCAAGTAAATATATATATGGCATTCGGATTACCAATAGACTTTACAGGAGTTATAGGAGGGTTAACAAAAAATTTAACATCTATTGCATCTTCTACTATACAAAATTTATCTAATACAGCTAAAAAAGCTTTAATAAATACAACTAATAGTAATTTAACTTCTAATCTAAAAAGTATGATTGGTACAAGTTTAAATTTAAATTTATCTAAACTTACTGGTGGTATTAATTTTACTAATGCTTTAAATGGTTTAAAAGACTTACCTTTCCCATCTTTAGGTAGTTTAAATATAAATTCATTATTTGGATTAATCGACCAAAATATAGGTTTAAATTCTT